CGCAGTCAGCACAGACGGCTGGCTTGGGCTTGGGAGGCTCTGGCTGCGGCCCTGGAGCCTTGTCAGGAGCCACGGCTGCATACGCTGCCGAGACAGCCGCCGAGGCCCGTGGAGCCTCATGGTCAATCTGTGCAGGATCTGCCGACAGAGCGGCAAGAACGGAGAGCAGCCATTGCCACATGATTACCACCCTTGTCCGTGGTTGAGGACTCGGTGCCCGTCAGAATCCACGCGAGCGTGGACGACGTAGTGCTGCTGTGTCGGGGGGGGATCGGCAACAGCCATGACCCACAGGCCAAGCTTTGCCACCCGTGCAAGGAATCGCAGGACAGGCCGGTCCTGCTGCGGTTTGATGGGGCTGTAGTCCGATGTCGCTGCGGCCCACGTGACAGCAACTGCTACCAGCACGGCGATCGACACGATGCGTAGTTCTCGGTTATTCACTTGTCGTCACTCCAAATCGAATAGAGGAACATGACAACGCAGGCACCGATGACGCTGCCGACCAGGCCAGCGGAGCCGTGGCCAAACGGCAGGCCGCCAGCAAACGAGCCGACCACGCCGAGAGCAATTGTCGGGAGCCAGCCGTCAGGGCATTTGCCTGGCATCAGCCACTTGGCTGCACCGCCTACGATCGCACCGAATGCGAGCCACAAGAGCAGTCCCATGCTTGTCTCCTAGTTGGGTGAAGGCGAGAGCCAGTTGCCATTGTGGATGTCGCGGTACTTGAATCCGTCCGTGTCACCGATTGCCCAAGCGTCCTCAAGCATCCGAGTCTCAACGACAGAGCGACGAGCCCAGTACGAGCCGTCTGGCATATCTGCCGGAACCTTTGGGCCTGCGATCCAGTTTGGCCCCCACGAATTCAAGATCAGCACCAAGTCGTCAGGTGAGCCGTTCTTCTTGTGGCGAATCGCAATCGCTACTTGTTGGTGCATCCAAGTGCCGGATGCTTCCGCAATGCCGTCCTTGTTTCGGACGGACTGAAAGCCCTGCGAGCTCGCCAGCGTCACCGGGTAGCCTGACTCAATCGCCGCAGCAAGTTCAGCCCAAGTGCGGACGGCGACAACGTGCTTTAACGGATGCTTCTTCGCCTCGGCATCCATGCGGCCAGCGTCGCCCTGGCCTCCGCAGCCGTACGCTCCCCACTGCTTCGCACGCTCGCCCGAATACTCTGTCAGGTCTGCGGTCGGATACTTCTGCCGATAGACAACGCCAAACTCGCGGAGGAACTTGGCGACTCCGTAGCCTGTGGCACCGTCTGAAAACCCGCCGTAGGGCTGGGCGCCGTCGCCGGGCTTGCCACGGGCTTCTACTCGAGCACCTCCATACAGCGGCTCAGTTGCTGGAAGCAGCGGAGGCTCTGGCAGTTTCCCTAGAGACCATGAGACGGCATCGGCAACCGCCACGGCATGCATTCCGCCCCAGCTGGTGCAGTCACCAATGAGTTGTCTGCCAACCACAAACGGCTTGCCGTAGCGTGCCCGATGGGCGGCATCCAGTTGCCGGTACAGAAACGTGTCAACGCCCTTGGCTTCCTTCATAGCCTCGGCACCCGCCTGGCTGAAGAACTTCTCGTCACCAAGCGTGTCCAAGAACTGCCGAGTGCCTGCCGGATCAGGCGTATAGCCAAACCTTGCGTCAATGGCGTCAGCCGTGCGGCGAGTGGCACGCTCAACGAGCACGCCGAGAATCGCCATGGCAATGACAAACGTGACGGCACCGACTGACCAGCGATTACTTCGTGACATCTGCGGCGGCCCTCGACAGGTCACGGAGTGCTTCGACCCAAGCGGCACGGCTCTCGGGCGTTACCGGCCCGCCAGACGAGCCCACGGCATCGTCTAGGAACTTGTGGACTGCATCCCTTACCTGTGGCTGTCGGGCACCGATAGACTCGCCTTTGCACCGCATCTCGCGGGCGGCGATCCGCAGGTCATCAAACGCCACGCCCGTCTTCAGACGCTGGTCGTGCGAGCCGTCGTATTCAATGCAATCGGCGAGCTCACCGCACAGAGCGGACATCGTGGAAGCGTCCTCAGCGGCAGTCGGGCCTACGAACTTGCCACGCAGACTGAACGCATCCGGCGGCACTGGCGCCGGGTCAGGCGTCGGCCCGCTCAAGCGGATAGGCATGAACGAGAGCGCCGCAGCAACGAGCAACGCCACGACGGCGACGTGCTTGCCGTCAATGGTTGGCATCTTGGCCGTGGCGTACCACGCCTTCACCTTCTCGGTGAGTTGCTGGCCAAAGAGAGCGTAGACGGCAAACGCCACGAGCAGTGCTGCAATCACTTTGACCTCACGATAGAGAGCATTGATTCAATGGCACCGCTGGCGAGAGCAAGCACAAACGCCCGCAGAGCAGGCCGCAGCAACGCCCAAGCCGGATACGCCATGAGCGGCACGCACTTGCTGGCAGTCGTGTCGAAAAGCACAGCCACGGCAGTGAGTGCAATCGCCTTTTTTTCCGCACCACTCAGCGACGTGACTCGGTCAAGCGTGTCCGTGACTAGGTGCAGAAGCGACACGAACAACGAGCCAAACTCTTGCCACGTAATCCCATCCGCTGCCGTGCGCCGCGCATCGGCGAGGAATGACGATATTTGTGCGTCGATAGCGGCGACGGCGGATGGAGACTCTTCTGCCATGCCGCCAGACTAGGCTGGCTTGATGGCAAACTAGACCGGGTCTGACTCACCAGACTCGCGGTGCAAAACGAGTGCGATTGCCGCATAGCAAGCAATGTCTTTCAGCGTGTCCTCAACGCCGTCAAACTCGCACCGCCCTCGGCGGAAGAACGCTTTCAGCCGGTGCATCTTGTCCGAGATTCGCAGGATGCAGCCAGCCCATGCTGGCATGTTCACGACATCTGCACTGCTGCGAATGTTGCTCAATGCGTCCTCATCAATCCCGTAGTCAAGCGTCTTTCGCATGTGCAGCTGCTTGAGCTCGTCTAGAACGTCAAGGAACTCACGCGAGCCGGGCCTGATGTCGTCCTGCTTGGCAAGAATGCTGTCACCAGTCCAGCGGATGTCATCCTGTGCAGCTTCCATCTCCTTCTGCCCTTGGAGAATCCAGTCAACAGGCACAGTCTCCTCGGGCTTGGATCGCTCTGCACGATCGTCTTGGTACTTCGCTGCGCTGGCCTGCGTCATTTCTTTCCAGCGTGCTGGTGCGTCGTCAGCCGGTGCATGACACTTTCCGCCGTCGCAGCATCCGCCAGCCAGGCGAGTCTCTACAGCGGCCCGCAGCTGCGTGTTGGTGTTTTCCATATCCGTTATGAATCCCTGCATCTTTTTCCTTTCGATTAGAAGTCGTGCCACGTCTGCCGCGAGCGAGCCTGCCGTGCCGGTCCACTGCCCCTGATAGCGATACGCTCGCTGGCGTGCGTCTGCGAGGTAGTCGTCAGTCAATTCGTACTGCATGCGTCAACGCTTTGAGCGAAGGTCTCTGTCGCAGAACAACGGATAGGCTCGAGTCACTTCGCGTCGGCCACCATCAATGATTGCCATGCCTTGGCATGGACGCTCTGGAGAAGCGACACGCTCGGCGTATGGCGAGTGACCGATGACACTTCCGTTGGCGATGTATCGAGCACCACGCAGCCAGCCCCACGAGTGGTAGTGCCCGAATATCGTCAAGTCTGCCTTGCGTCCTGCGTCCCACCTGGCGATAGCCTTGCTCGCTGGAAGCGCCACGCCGTAGACGCCACCAGAGAACCGAATGGAATGACCATGAGTCGTGCGGAGGAGAAAGCCGTCTAGGTCAACGTATCCAAGATGCCCTTCTGCAATCTGCCACTGCACGTTTTTCTTCTTCTCCTCGCGGGCGAGCGTGAAATACATCATTTGTTCCCACGAGTGGTCTAACTCCGTGGCGATGCGATTCTTTTCGGTGCTTCTCCCGTGGTTGCCAGCGTTTGTGCAGACGATGACAGACTCTGCGCTATCAGCGACCGCGTCTATGAAAGCGCGTAGCCTTTCAGCAATCCATCTGGTGGCGTTCATGGGAGACAGCTGTGCCACCTCCATGCAGTCTGGGTGTATGTGCCCAGTAATAAAGTCGCCTCCGAGCCAGACGAGAACGCGGCGTATGTTGGCTTGGTTCCGCTCGTGCTCAAGGCATGCCAGAAACCGCTCTTGTAGCTCGTCCATTCGCAGTTGACATACGTCAAGCGAGTAGTCGTTCTCGCCGTTCACGGTCTCAGGCAGCACACGCTCCTCGCAATGGACATCCGAGAGCATCAGCACGGCTGTGGCGTCGTGCTTTTTTGCTTTGACAGACTTGGTCAATGGGCGACTCGCAGCCTTGATTCCAGAGAGGCTCGCCAAGGCGTCACCACGCTCCCTCTCCCGGTCAATCTGCGTAAGGGCAGACTTGTACCTATTTCGGTACGTTGCCAGTTCTGACCGCAGCCGTGCGAGCTCTGCGTCAGCAGCCAGCTGCTGCGAGTGGTCAATATCCTCGGCCACCGTCTCAGCTAGTCTTTTGCGAGCCATTCGTCCACTCCTTGCCGGCCAACGGGAGAAATGCCTCGCTCACGCAGCTGTGCCGAAATATGCCTTGCCGCAGTCATGCGTGGCACGCCAAGCCTGCCAGACTTCCACGCGGCCTTGAGTTCCACTAACTCCTCAAGGTGCTCTGGTGCGACACGCTCATACCAGGGCGCGTTTCCGTGAATCCGCGTAGGCAGAGCGTCAATTACTGCGGCGACGAGTCCGCCGCTTCGGCGTTTCCTTGCCATCGGGCTGCTCCTTCCGTTCAAGGTGTATCCAGCCGTCATCGTCTGGGATGCCGCCCCCGGCCACGTCGTCTTCTTCCTCGTCCGAGTCAAACGGCGACACGTCCGCAGGCGGCTGCGTGGCAGACTTCGGCTTGGCTCGCTGGCGTCCCATGCCACTAGGGTGGCAGGCGTGTCAAGCAGGCTGTGGTTCGTGCCGATTGGGTCAGGCTGACTAAGGGAAATCCTTTGAGATAATCAGCCATCCGCCGCGGAATGAGCCGACGGCAACTTGCACACCTGCGTCAATTGTTCCAAAGACCTTATTTTCAACCTCAACCTCATCGCCGCCATCGCCATCGTCCAGTTGCACAGTACATGTGCCACCTAGACCGCAACCAGAAACAACAGTTCCAACGGCAATCCGCGTGTGGCCGCCGCCGAGCTGAACGTAGGCAAATGCCCATCGCTCAACGTCTGGCGTTTGGCTTGTCCACGGCTCGGATCTCCACAGAATCCTTGCCTCGCCATAAGGCTTCGAGTGGAGGTAGTAGTTGTTGTAGAAGAGCGTGGCATACCTATCGCTCTCACGTTCCACTCTAAGCCGAACGGGAACAACTCCGCAGAAAGCAACTCTACCGATGTCTCCGCCCATGATTGGCTCAAGTGCAACGCCCCAAGCCTTCGTCTTTGAGTCATCATACTCGCCAAGCGTTATAATTGGCTGCGAGACAAACGCTGTATCGCCGAACTTGTCAATTAGCTCTTGACTGTTCCACGGTGCAAGCGTGCTCCAAGCTGCAAGCATCTGCTGGTCTGTAGGAATCTCCACGCCAGTCACGAATTTAGCAGTTCCAGCAATCAGGTCTTGGCCTGAATTATTGCGGCACAAAGCTGAAATTGTCGGGCCGACAAAGGCAGACGCCCCGCTCCCTGTAGCTCCAACCATTTTCCCAAGGACAACATCAGCTGCATCCTGTGCCCTGTTCCACGCTCGAGCAGAAATTGCATTCCGCAAAGGCTGATCTGGTTCAATTCGTCCATCTGGCCGTGGCATCAGGAGGTTCCTATTCCGAGCGCAGAAAACTGACTTTCCTTATACACCTTGTTCACGTAGACGGCTTTTGGTTTTTTGACGATTGAATAGGAATTGTAGTCAGTGTCTTCTTCGTACCTAACCCACAAATACTCATGGCCTTTTTTGGAAATTCCAGAGATGCTGCCGATTGTTTGACCAGTGACGTTTTGTGAGGCTACAAAACGGAACGCTAGCGACCACGGGCCGCGTCCTTTTTGATCGTCCCACTCTTGCGAGCCAGAGCAGCCAACAAACAGAACCTCGCCAGCCTCAAAGCCACGAAAGCTTGCGTTGTTTGTTGTGCCAGTGACTCCAGCGACGCCGCGAATCCAAGCACTCGTCACGTAGGCGTTGGGAACGTCGTATGTCTCCTGCCACTGCAACGCAGGCACGACTATATCAACCCCATTTACGCCATTGGAATCAACGCCTATTGCCATCATCTGGTTTGGGGCGTTAGCGCCGAATCGGCTCTCACCATACGCCTGCGTGATGTGCTGCGTGCCACCAGACGTATCAAACGACCTTGCACGCTTCAGCGGTTCCGTGCCATCCTCGGCGCCGTTCTTCTCATACTGAATCGTCACCTGCCAAGCGTCGTCGCCAAGATAAGAGACGCTGTATTGCTCGGCCTTCAACTTCATCGTCGGCAGGCCAGGGTATTCCCAGTAGCCATCGTCGATGATCTTTTGGCTTGCGGCTGTATGAAGCTCAACGTCGTCGGTCGTTCCAAAGACCTTGAACGACCGCGTGTAGGAGCTAGTCGCCTTCTTGCCCTTTCGGACAATCGTGGCCTGGCGAGAATCGCCGTCCTCAATCCATGTGAGTGCCATTACGCTGCCACCTTTCCTTCTTCGCCCATACCCTTCGTGTTCTTATCAATGCTCTCAAGCGTCTTGAGTTGTCGCTCTGCAATTGATGAACCGAAGCCCATGCCGCCAAAGTTGACAGACGAGAAAGTGCCAGCAACTTCTGATTTGCTAGTGGCCGAATCAGCACCAGCAGCACCGGCACCTGCAGTCGCGGCCTTCTCAGATGACGCAGACGCAGAATCAATATTCACGCGGGAGAATGCAGCGTAGTAGGCGTCAAGGAGTTTTGACTCCATCTCTCCGCTTACATTTCCCCTCTGCATCAGAGCGTCCATGCTCGCACCAATGCTGGTGATCTGGTCCAGTGATGACGCCGTCTCGAGAGACTTGAGGAGCTCGGCAGCAGTGGCTGCGTCTTTCCGGCCTTCGCTTGCGCCAGTGGTGACGCTGGCAAGGTTGCCTTCTGCCGCAGCAGTTGCTGCTCGCCTTTCGTCGGCACGCTGGGCGTTGGTGGCCTGCCGGCCTTCCTTCGTCGCCTGTGCGTCGTCTATTGCCGCCCGCTTCCTGTCCTGCCGGTCGGCCTCGGCCTTGGCGTTCTCGGCAGCCGCCTTGTCAGTGCGAGCGTTCACGCCTGGCCGCTCCTGCATCCGCTGCTCGGCCCGTGCGGCGTTCTCGTCCTTAATCGCCTTAACACGCTCTTCCGTGTCCTTGGCTCCTGTGATAAATCCTTGCACGCGAGTCCACGCGATCTGGATGCCTGCCACAAGGTTGTCAAACGTCGCCATCACGCCGTTGGCGATGTTGTCGAAGAAGCCCATGATAAAGGCTCCCATCGTGTTCAGAATCGCCGACGAGTCCGTGTAGATCTTGTCCCACGCGATGTAGATGCCGGTTCCGATGTCCGTGAACACGTCCTGAAACGCAGCCACCCACGGATCGACGTAGGACATCAAGGCTTCCGTGCCACGTAGCCATCCGGCCACAAGCCCAGCCCACAGAACGTCCATCGCACCAGAGAGATCACCGGCAGCGACGGCCTCGTACACGCCGTTGAAAGTGGTCGTGGCAGTCTTGGCCAGGTCGCCAAGCACGACGATGCCGTCAGAGACGGCAGTTGAGAATCCGCCAGCGATGGCACCGCCAGCCTCAGTCACGTAGCCAGCCAGCCCAGAGAAGGCACCAGCTATCTCCGGGCCGAACTGCTTGACGGCAAC